CCGGCCAGCACTTCACGTGCAGAACGTCCCTGCGGCTGTGGCTGAGCTGGCGTACTTGGGCGTCCAGGCTGGGCAGGCGTGGTAGGCGTACCGCTGCGCATATCCCGCGCTACCTGCCCTGGTGCGCGGATGTTGAGCGCGCCCTGGCCCCAGCCCTGCGTGCCCTGAAGCTGTGACTGATCGAAGCCAGACCCTGCGCCAGTGCCGCGCCCGGTGACGGAGCCCAGAACACTCCCGAACGCGCCGCCGATGGCCCCGCCCTGCTGTTGCTGACGTGCGATCTCACGATCACTGATTGCGGGTCCGAGGTTAGGAGCACCGCCATCACGTGCAGCAGCTACAGCACCTCCCCCCTGGCGAAGAGCAGGATTAGTTACACCGCCCCTGGACGACTGCGGGCCGGACTGGTCGGCGGCCAGCGTACTTGTACGCCAGTCAGAAGCCGCCCCTGCGCCTGCGCGTGCACCCCCAGCGACATCGCCAGCGATACGTCCCGGTGTCGGAGAGCCCGTGTTACTGCGTTGCGGGAGAGGTGCTGAGGAGCCTCTGACTGCACCAGAAACGGCGTTCCTGTCGTTGGTCCTGTCGTTAGACCACATACCTGCTTGCTGGAGCGCGCTGAAGTCGCGTCCAAACTCCCTATTTCCAGCTGCTCTATCCTGGGCAGGCGTATCCCGACGATCACGTGTAGGCATTAGATTCTCCCTGCTCCTGTCCAGTTATTTACGACGCGTGCGTTTGCAGGCACACGTAAGCGGAACTGTTCCCGCTTTGCCTCCCGAATCGCAGTCTCCCAGTTGAGGAGAAACTTATCTGCGGAAATGGTGTCGCTGCCTTCAGGGTCATTGTTGCTCAGGCACATGTAGGCGGCGTACTGGCACAGCGTTAAGTGATATTCCTCCGGAATCTCCGGCTCGTCTGTCTCACACGTCAGTGGGCGCTCCGGCTTGCGCGCAATAAGCATGTGAAGTGTGTACTCGTTATCTGGCGTAGGCGCTAGTCGTACAGTCTTACTGCCGCGCCCTGTAGTAAACTGTCGTGGTGCGGACTCACCGAACGTCCTGGCCAGCTGCCTGCGCGAACGGTCGTGCAGAGGTCGGCCTGTATCGTCCATGATCTCATAAACGTGAATCACAGAGGGGTCCAACGCGTACGTAGGCACCCCCTGCGCGGTAGTCAGCACGGCGGCAGGCTCGTCAGAGTCCACAACAATACAGTGGGTACGCCTTGCAAAGATGCTTTCTGCCTCAGACAAGTACCGCAAAAGTTCCTCTACGGACCACAATGTAGGGGCAGCAACGTCTCTGAGGATGTGCTGCTGCAAATGGCGTACAATCTCTGCTGCCTGCATGACGGCTCCTTACTTGTTGGATCGACGGGTACGACGCACAGCAGCTGTGGCGGTATCTTCTGCCCCAGCCTTTTCCCCTTCCTTCTCTTCCTCTTCTTCCTTCTCTTCCTCTGCTTCCTTCTCGCCCAGCTCTGGCAGCTCCATAGCGGCTGCCGGACCTACTTCTTCTGGCTCGATGACTTTCCCATTCTCGTCAATGTACACAAGTTCTGTGTCGTCATGACGCATGAGTTCTTCGTTAACCGGGAACAGTTGTCCGTTCTTCCGGCTCCGAATGGCTTTACGCTTGGTTGCGGTCATTTCTCTTCTCCTGATACGAAAAAAGGGGCGGGGGAACCTCCCCTACCCCCTTACCATGGCTCCACCCTACAGCTTAGCCAATAGCGGTGACGCTGGCCACAACGCGAACGCGAAGCGTGTCATACGCCATGGTGGCGGGCACAGCCACGTCGATGGTGTCGGCCTCGGCGTAGAACTTGCCAGCCGAGTAGGCCCCGCCGCCCATCAGGCGCACACCGTCAGTGGCGACAGCGGCAGCAGCCACATAGCCATCCGGATCGGTGCCGTCACCCACGTTCAGGGTTTGGCCGGTTTCGCCGTTCAGAACTTCCACGAACACCTTGTGCACGAAAGTTCCAGCCGGGACGTTCAGCACCTCAACCACATCGGCTGCGTCCAGCGGCAGTCGGGATGCGTCGAAGGTGTTCTGGATGACGGTTACAGCCGGGTATCCAGCGGCGTTGCCACCACCGGATGCCACTACGGGCCGACCATCGAGGTACTTCGTAAACGTAGCCATCTCACTTCCTCCTGTTGTTCATCGACCCGTGGATTAACCGGCGCGGACGTATGCGGCGGTAAGTGCCTCGGGCTTGACGACCTTGTGGCCGTAAACCAGCAGGCCGCGCATGATGTCACCGAAGGTGGACTCTGCGCGCAGAGTTTCGGTCTTGGTCAGCTGTGTAGCGAACGTCAGACCGGCCTTGGTGCCAGCGAGGATGTGCGTGGTGTTGTTCGCGCCATCGGTGTAGCGGGGCAGCAGGTTGCTGTTGTACACGGTGAAGCGGTCGATCATACCGACGCGACCGTTGCGTAGCGGGGAAGACCCGTCGCCGGTCAGGCTGGCATCCTTGATATCGGACAGCTTCAGCATGGTGGTGGCCCAGTAGGGCAGAAGAACGAAGCGACCAGTCTCGGCCACGTTCTGCTCGTCCAACACCTGACCCATGTACAGCAGGGTATCCAGAATGTTGGAGCGGGTGATCGCCAGGGGCGAGCCCATGGTGCCGAGGTCGATGTTACCGGAGATGCGGCCTGCGGAGTCACCGATGTTTTCGGCGTGGATGTCCGGCACGATGGAGGACAGGACACGGGTGTCCAGCTTGATCTTCATCTGCTCAGCGGCATCCTCAGCCCACAGGTTCATCTGGTCGATGTCCTGCTGCTTCTCGACCACGTCGTCAATGATCGCGGACCAGTACATGCCCTTGTCGATCAGAAGCTCGATGGTCGGAGACTCGGGACGCTGGTGCGTCAGAGTCTGGCCGATCTGGTAATCGTTGATCTCCAGAGTCGGCACGGTGCGGATAATAACCTTGTCACCCTGGTTACGGATTTCACCCTCGTAGTCAGTGTTACTGATTTCGGAGAGGACCGTCTGATCGTAGTACTTGTCGATCAGTTTGGAGGACCAGATTTCGGGGATGAACGTACCCGAGTAATTCGGGTGTCCTGCTACGTTGGGGAAAGCCATGGTCAGGCTCCTTATGGTTTACCGGGAATAGTCCACACGGCCTTCAGCTTGTGCTTGCGCAATCTCGCGCTCTTGACGAGCCCAATCCTGCTTACTATAGCTCTTCCGCTGTGCGTAGGCACGTGCAATCTCAGAACTTGTCCATTGTTTCTTATCGCCAGCCTGACGGTGATCCTGACCCACTTGCTTGGACTTGCCTGGGGCCAGCTGCTTCTCCAACTCTCGCTGCTTGTTCTCTCGCGGCGCTGCCTGCTCAGCCTGTACCTGCTTGTGCATCTGAGTATACATGTTGAACAGCTCTGCTGCGGCTACGGCGTCCATAGACTGTACGGACATGGCAAGCTGCTGGTGCCGCACCTTCGAAGCCTTGACCCACTCCAGAAACTCGGGGTCGGAGTCTACCTGACGCCAGCCTGGGGCGTTCTTGTCCAGATAGCTCTCAAACTTCTCTTGTGCAGTCTCCTTAACGCTTGATTCCACTTTCGCCATCTTGGACTCAAAGCCGCTGAACTGCTGCTTCAGATGCGCTTCAAGACTCTTGGCCTCGTCCTTGAATACACGGCGAATAAGGTCAACCAGATCAGGACCAAATGTGTCCACGTCTTCCTTACTCACAGCGGACTCAGGAGTTGCCGGAGCTTGACTTGCAGGAGCCTGATTCTGCATAGTCGCGATGGACTGCTGCATGTTGGCGATAATATCGCCCAGCTGCTCGATCCGCTGATCTCGCTGCCGAACAATACCGTCAAGGCTCTTATACTTGTGCTTCCAGTAAGCGTCATCATCTTGTGAGCTTCTGGTAGCGTCCTCGTCCCCGCCGTCAGAGCCGNCAGACTGTGAGGTCTGTNCGGCACCTTGATCGTTGACCGCTTGCTCAGATGCCGCGCCTGTCGCCTGGTCATCAGTCTCGGACTCAGAGTCGTCTTCAGCGGTCTGCTGAGCTGCCTGCTGGTCCTGCTGCGCCCGTTGGCGAATAAGTTCGTCGGCTTCTTGAGCTTGCTGTTTCCTACGTGCAGTGGACATGCGTTCTCCTATTCGCGGAGCCCATTAAGGGCGCTTTCCGCTTCTCGCTGGTGAGTTTCCTAAGATAGTGTCAAGAAGTTCCTTGTATGCCTGTGCCTGCCCTTGGCAAACTTGCACATCATACGGGTCCATCAAGTACACCAACTTGGCCTTCCTATCTTCTAGGGCAGTTGTCAGAACATCCACCAAGTCCTGATTCATCTTCAGAGCTTGTAGCGCCTGCAACTGCCTAGCTGTCGGGTTCGGAGTCATGTGTAAAGTTTGTCTCTAGTTTAGCACTACGTCAAGGGGTCATCGAGTTCTGGCTAAAGTTATCCGTCACCGCCGCCCCATTGTCGAGCGTTTCATCCGTCATTGTACCACCTCCCGGCGCACCCTGCCCGTCTGGGGCTGCCCCTGGGGGCATCTGGCCCTGCTGCTCCATCTGCTCAAACTTCTCGCGAGGCGGGACGACCCGGTTAACGTCCATCTCCAGATCGCGGGCAGTCTCGCGCAGCACCTCGGCGCGGCCTGCAATGCCGGTGATCTGGCTGTCAATCGGGTTGGCGGTAATGTTAAGGAACTCGTTACGACGCAGTTGCAGAGTTTCTTTCTGCATGAGGCTAACAGCGCCGCGTGCCATAACTTGTGCGTCACCTTTGATCGTCGGATCATCCGAGTAGATCATGTTATGCGCGTACTGTTTCTCCAGCATGGGCTTGATTACACCAGCGTCGATGTTGGAGACAACGCCTTTCAACCCCTT